ATACAGCACACGAGTTGATGAACTAAGTGTTGACGCAAATGGCCAGCCAGTTGTATCGCCAAGAAAAGAGCAGATTGAAGGCCAAGCTGAGGAGTACAAGCGGTACACCGTTGAGCTCATTAAAGAGTTCTTGGAGTACAATGCTGCGTGCTTCAAACTTGATGGCTATCGAGTATTCTAAGATTGTCCGGCACTTGCCGGCCAGCTGGAATAAATATGCCCCTTGGGGGGCGGAAAGGGTATTATGAGCAAGCTTAACTGGAAGCAGTACGAAGTTACAGTGGTGCGCAAGCAGATTGCCGAAGTGCCAGTTGTTAACATCACTTCACCTAAGCTAGCAGTAGAGTATTTCTGGGAGCACGCTGATGAGGCAATGGGCGAGTCGTTGTTCGTCGGTCATGTAGATGGCCGTAACAATCTGATTGGCTTTGAGCACCTCTACAAGGGCACAGCGACTGGGCTGTCCATCAACTTGTATGAGATCTTCCGCAGTGTGTTTGCCAGTGGTGCAGCTGGATTCTTCCTGCTTCACAATCACCCATCAGGTGAAACTACGGCATCGGATCAAGATGTACAGATCACTGTGGATACATTGGCTATGGCTAGAAAGATGGACATCGAGTTCCTTGATCACTTGGTTGTGGGCAAGAACGAACAGTTCACTAGCATTCGGTCAGTAAAGCCTAACATTTGGGCAGGAGATGATTATGAGTAAAGATCCTGTACTAGAACAGCAGATGGAAGCCGTGTTGGATTGGCATCTAACGGGTAATTTGTACCCGCCAGCCAATTCAATTCCAAATTACTTAGAGTTTGCCAAAGCAGCAATCAAGCTAGTCTCAGCTGGCACACCAGATGAGACTGTTACTGTTGTGGTAGACAACAGCGAAGGCGTGTTGATGAACCGGAAGACCAATAGCCCGGTAACAGCAGGCGAAATCGTAGAAAGTTGGAGGCTACATGACTTCTGTGGTTCGGAGCAGATTGAAGGGAGTGATGCCACAGAGCCTAGCAAGTTGGGAAATAATTATAATAATTGACGGTCAGCGGTTTATGTGGCGAGGTGGACCGTACATTGACATACTTGACGACGATGGTAACGCGTTGGATTGTATCAATGTATGGGACTACCAGAAAGGTAAATCCCAGATACAAACAATTAGCCAGCTGATATCAAGGATTAGATCTTATATCCTAGCAATACAAGGAGGAGTCGATGAGCGATAAAGATATTAACCTGTTGCCACCAAGTGCATGCCCATCGGGGCGGCACAAGGTTAACATCAGGGTAGTTAATATGGCAATTGAATATAAGCCAATTGGTGTATCAAATATTATAGTTTACGGCAGCTTAGATGAACTACCAAAGAAAGTTAAGGCAGGGGAGTTTGGTAAAGATGACTTCCCTGAGGTTGTAGAAAGTTGCTGCCGCACGGCAGCAGAAGCGATGGGAATGGAGGTAAACTTGTATGAGTAAGTACAATGTGGACGAGAGCATCAAGAAGTTGGAAGCAGCTTTGGACAATGTTAAGAGCACAATCTATGACATTGACAACGCAGATATCCCAAACCTTGATCAAATTAACGATGAGATTTCGTCAGTTAAATCAGCTGCCGAAGAACTGTCAGACATTGATTCGTATTCAATGTCAATTCCTACTAGTTATGAGCTAGAGGAAGCAAAGGTGGCCCTCACCGAGGCATTGGAACTGTTGAGAGAAAATGCCGAGGAAGATAACCGAGCTAAGAATCTCTTCATTGAAAATGTCAATACACTTTATCGCCAGTTTAGCTACATTGAAGTAGACTTGATGCACGCGTTTATCAATTCATACCATATGAACAACAATTACAACGCATTTAAGACGCAAGAATTCTATGACAAGATTACGCAATTCATTACACTTCTTACAGCAGAAAATGTAAAGGCTCTACATCAAATGATGTATGCGTACTTTACTAACCGAGAGACTGTGGAAGACAAAATCCCAGTCATTGAGGTTACAACATTGTCGGAAGTCAATCGTAGTGGGAGGAACCAGTAAATGGCAAAGGCAAAGAAGGTTGTTAAGAAGGTAGCTAAGAAGTTACTTAGTGTACCGCCAAAGATTAGCCAGCTGAAAGATGTGGAGCGTGTGTATTCTACAAAAGTTACAAACACTGACTTCCAACGTCTAGTACAGTTTGCTATCCCAGAACTTGGTAAGCAGATTTCCAAGGTAGGCTTGCGAGGTTACTCAACAACCGTTGAGGCACTTGGCAATCTTTCATCAATCTCAGGTGAGTTTGATGATCTCGTAAATTATTACGAGTCCAAAAGAATCCTTGCTGATGAGCTTGGATTCTGTGACGCAACCTGGCAGAGAGAGGCCAAGTGCGGTAGCAATCTTGGAACAGTAGACTTTGACGATCTGTACGAGCGCGACCTTGAAGTCGAAGTTGTTGTCCATGTGCGACGACGATTGAAGACCAAGGACAAGCTGGTACAGTTCGGGCTTAAGTGATCGGCTCAGAGAGCAGATACTGGCGACTAGCAATGGCAAAGGAGGCGGTACTAGATGAATCGTACCGTTCTCCTTTGCCGCTAGTCAACAGGTTCAGACTGATTGCTGTTACCTCACCGGTATCTGTGCTAGAACAAACAGCCAGCTGGTATGAAACATACAACAGTCAGATTAGATTGTACCAGCGCAACTTTCCAATCGAGCATTCAGTTGCTGTCGCAGCTGTAGCAGCAATGTCGCCATCTATGTCGCCAAGTGACGGCCTAATGGCGCTCCGAGCAGTTGGTATGCATGTGTTTGAGGGCAAAGACTTGCCACCAATTAGATCGTTCAAAAAGAATGTACAGCTGGCAATAGAAATCCTACGCACAAGTAATGTATATCTGCTGAAAGGACAGAAAGTAAGGGATTTCTACCACGCTATTTACTGCGATGGGAAATCAGACCGTGCTCCTATTGACAGATGGGCTGCCCGGGAGTTCCCAAAGTGGCAAAAGGTCAAGAAGAAGTGGCCAGATGTCAATCTAAATGCCACTGATTACAAGAAATTGCAAGACCAGTTCCGTAAATCAGCAGATAAGCTTGGTCTATACCCAGCTGAGCTTCAAGCAATACTGTGGGTAAGTAGGAGGGGTAATGGTTAAAGAACGAGATTTCTGGCAAGACTTTAAGCGCAAGGAGCTTCTAGTCACGCTAATCAAGAATGTACGGTCAGTACAGGATGTGATTGATGGCGATGGTCACTCAATCTACAAGAGCGATTGGCTCATCCAGCAGGGGCTCCCAGAGGAGCTCGTGCGTGGTATTGAGCAAGAGTTCAAGTCAGATTATTCAAGTGCCAAGTCAACAATCTTTGATGGCGATGGCAATATGGTTGACTCAATGACCGGTGTATCAGCACTGCAATTGCACTATGAGATTGCTGCTTGGCTGCTGCTAGAAGGTGGCGTTGACTACAACGACACCTTGACTGGCAGAGGATTCCAAGCTAAGGAGCTAGCACAGGCAATCAAGAAATCAGTTGGTATGCTAGATGTGCGGTGAGTATAACGGCTGGAAAAATTGGGAAACTTGGAACCTAAAACTGTGGATTGACAATGAGCAATCTATTTACAACCAAGTATTGCTACTGGCTAGAACCTATCCAGACACTTATGATGTAAGTAAGCGACTTAGGGAGTTCATCGAAGACATCTGGTTCCCTGAACTACCAGCCGGCCCACTGGCAGATGCAGCTGGAATGTATCTGTCAGAAGTTGACTGGTATGAAATCAGTGAGTCATACCAGAGAGAAACTGAAATCTAAATTAAATGCTTGTAGCCAGCTGACACACCAGCTGGCTACAAGCTTCTTTTTTATTTGAGTCCACTTAGCGTGCGCGCAACGGGCAGCCAGGGGCGGGAGCGCGGAGACATGCCCCACGGGGGGGTCGAGTTATGCCCAACGGGGGGCGATGGGTACTATCACATGCCCGAAGGGGGGCGGCCTAGGCTCCTAGGGCCACATGGACAAGTCGCCGTCCAACCCATTCCGCCACAGGAGAAACTACTCCGTTCCCGCAGCACTCGTATCTACGCGAGTCAGACCCCCCCATAGAATCGCCGTAGAGGCCTATTTGCGGCCCGTAGAGCCCCGATTCCTGCGCCACTGGGGGTTCCGTGTCCACCCGTCCGGCCAGCCCATCAGACGCTCGCATTCCGTTGGCGTCAACCTCCGTGCCCAGTACGAGCTGTCCTCCGACGGCGTCCTCGGCCGAGATTCGCCATCCACCACTTCCGGCGTGGAGATTTGAGATAACACGTCCTGTAGGTCCTGAGGCACGTTCACCTTGCGCTTTGTCGTCCTTCGCAAGATGCCTGCAGCCGCCTTCGCACTCAAAAAGTACTTCGCCGGCACGGTCCGATCCAAGACTTGCCACAATGAAGACGCGACGGCGGCGCTGTGGGACTCCGAAGTTTTGCGCGTCCAGTATCCGCCACGCCACACCATACCCGAGTTCATCCATTTCACCGACGAGCCTTCCGAAGTCGCGGCCTTTAGAGGAGCTGAGTAGTCCTGGGACGTTTTCCAGCACCAGCCAGGAAGGCTTGTATCGCTCCACAAGGTCAAGGAAGGTGAAGGCAAGGACGGATCGCTCTCCGCCAAATCCTTTGCGCGGTCCTGCGACGCTGAGGTCTTGGCATGGGAATCCTCCGGAGAAGATGTCCGCATCCCGCCAGCTATGGCTGGTGGCCCCGCCTTGATCGTCAGTGGGTCCGCCACATCGTTGAACTTCGTTGGCTGCATGCTGTAGCGGCTTGGAAAGCTCATCAGCGGCAAGCTTGACGATGTCTCCAAGGTTAGGGACTCCTGGCCAATTGTTGGCGAGGACTCCGCTTTGGTATCGCTCAATTTCGCTGAAGCTAACTGTTCTGATTCCCGCTCGTTCAAATCCAAGATCCATCCCTCCTACTCCAGAAAAGAATGACGCGTTAGTTAGCGTCCTGCGACGTACGTCCAATATCTCACCGTCACCCATAAAACACCCCTACTCAGCTTTCCTCCTAATGCGATGAATGCAGCCGGAGAGAGATCAATGAAGTTCCCTTTCCTGCTGCATAGACAGTCGCGTACAACGACCGTCACGCACTTGCCATTGTAGCACACGCTTGCCTTGTACGGTTTGTCGCCCCACTTAAACCCAGGGACTGCGGCGTACATTACCTTCTCACCCTTGCTGTATGGGCTGCAGCTGTTACGGTACCCTTGGTAGCAATACTTCTGGCTCTTTGGATGAGTGTTGCCATACCAAGAGGCCCTGACCGAGGTGCCATCCCCGTGTGTTGGGAGGACCAAGGCCAGGGCCAAGAGGAGGGCTGTCAATTCAGCTTCTCCGTAGCTCTTTCAGCTTTTATTTGTTTCTCTGCCTCCGCATACTCACGAGGATAATGCTTCTGCAGGAAGTCCGTTACGTTCTCCATGGCCGAGGTAGCCCCGTCCTTGACGCCGTTGTTATAGGCCTGCTGCATCGCCTTCTGGATCTCCGAGATCATATGCGCGCAAGGTTCGCCCTCGCATTCGCAGTCCACCTCGATGTTTACCAGCGTCCTGCTTTCCTCTTCAACGTACTTCGGTGTCATGTCACGCCCCCTTGAATGTTGCTGTCGTCCGGTTGAACATCAACTCGGTCCGACCCGTTGGTCCGTTCCTGTGCTTTGCAACCTTACAATGCACGGTCTCCACCGATACGTCAAGCGACACATCGGTTGAGCGCCAGAGCATGAGGACTACGTCAGCATCCTGCTCAATGGCCCCAGAGTCCCTGAGGTCAGAGAGCTTAGGCTCGTTGTTCTCTCGGTACTCGGATGACCGACTCAGCTGGCTCAAGGCTACCACAGGGATGTCAAGCTCCCTTGCGAGCGCCTTCAGTCCACGGCTGATCTCTGCCACGTCGTACACGCGGTTGCTCTCCTTCGTGCCCCTGTCTGGGGACATAAGCTGCAAGTAGTCAACCACCACAAGGTCAAGCCCATGCTCGTTCTTGAGTCGCCGGCACTTGGACTTCATGTCCCCGGGCGTAGCCACTGGAGCGTCTTCTACATAGATCTTGCTCTTCTTGATTCGCTCTGACGCAGCCATGACCTCTGTCAACGCAGACAGGTCAAGCTGGCCATGTCGAATCTCGTGTAGCCCGATCCCAGACACAGACGAGAGCAGTCGGCTGCCGATCTGCTCACGGCTCATCTCCAAAGAGAAGATGGCAATGGACTTCGCGTTCTTAAACGCTGCGTTAGCTGCCATGGTGGTAGCCAACGCCGTCTTGCCCACGCTAGGCCGAGCCGCGATGATTACAAGATCACCGCGCTGCCACCCGCCCACAATGCCGTCAATCCCAGCGATCCCAGAAGGAACGCCAGATGCACCACCGGCCTGCATAACCGCAAGTCGCTGCATGGTCTCGTCCATGACGGACTCCATGCCAGAAAACTTGCCACGGCTACGGGACCTGCTGATTGAGGACACTGCCCTCTCTGCCTCGGCTAGTGCCTCCTCGGCCGTCTTGGACACACGCGAAGCGTCAGCAATGCGGCCAGCTGCCTGGTGCACATCACGTCGGATCGCGTTGTCTAGGACGATGTCAACGTACGCCTCAAAGTTGTAGCTCGTCGGCGTCTCCCTGATGAGGTCGGCAATGGCAGATGCGCCGCCTGCCTCCTGTAGCTTGTCGCACTTGGTCAACTCCTCAGACAACGTGACGATGTCAACGCTCACACCATCAGCGACGAGGGTCTTGAGCGCATTGAACATGTGCCGGCACTGCATGTCGTCAAAGTCAGAAGCGGAGACGCGCTCCATGACCTGTGCCGCAACCTCGCCAGAGATTAGGCACGCGCCAATCAGAGCTCGCTCCGCTTCACGGTTAGTTCGGGTCATTAAAAGACCTCCTGGGTGTGGTACGCCTCTTTAGCGGCTACCAGAACCTCTTGAAGGCTCTCTACCCCAATGTTCTCCTGTCGTCCTTCCTCGTCAATGCTAGCTGCGCATTCGTCGCACAGACCGCGCTCTTCATCAAAGCCTTCAATGAAGCTGATCTCGCACTCGCTGCAGCGGTATACCTTGTTGCCGTATGCGTCTTCACTCATCTTCGTTCTCCTCCTCTTTGATTCTCTCCCACATGAAGCAAGGCTTCATCTTCCCTGAGTCTATCTTCTTTTTGTACTTGCCGCAGATGGGGCAGCCCCCATCGTTGACGTAGTCTCCCTTACCAAGGAACTCCTCGGTCTCCCTCTTTTTGCCCCTCGGCATAGATTGCCTCCTCTAGTGGCACTTCCTTTACCGGACTGGGGAACCCAGTCAGCTGGTAGTAGTCAATGCCGTGCTTCCGGCAGTACGCTCGCAGGGACATCCCCTGCTCCTTAGCGTCCTCCACAAACAATCTTAGCACATCTTTTTCAATCCGTGTCTTGCGTTCCTTAAATACCATTTCTCACCGCCTTTGAGCACCCTCGATAGTCTCGGCAGGCGTGGTACACAGCCCGTGCCCTAGCCTTGCCGGATAGCCACTTGTTGATCAGCTTGAGGAATAGCTCTGACCACTCCGCTGAGTGAAACCCTGGTGTTGCCACATGGGCCAGCTCATGGAGCGCCGTATCCTTGTCGTCGTAGAACGTGCACAGCATAACGGTCGGCGTGTCCTTTCCGGCCTCGCCTAGCGGACACTTCACCGACTTGGAGTCGTGGTAGTGGATCTCTAGAAGGGAAACGTAGATGCCCTCAGCTACGGCGACCTTCTTTACCCAGTCAATAAGCGGCTGCCATAGCAGCTTAAAGCTGGCAGGAGGGTCGCCGATAAAGGCTACCTTACTTACGCCTGGCTTCTTTTTGGATCCACTCACCGAACACCTCGTCTAGCTTCTTTTTAGCTGACTCTTCGTCTAGCACGTCTGCACCACTTGCGGCTTGGTAGGTCCGGCCTGGCTCTTTGAGATACCAAGCTGTCACCTTCCAGCCCTTTTCCCCAAAGAGAATGATTGCTTCAACTCTTCCCTTTGGCCAAACCATCCCTTTCTGGCTAAGAAAGTTCATCTACGATCCTTTCGTCTAGCTGTTCATCTAGGGCTTTCCCAGCCCAGGGCTCAGGCGGTACGCCTCTGGTCACAAACGACCACTTACCCTCACCGAGGGCGATCAGGATTTTAGCATAGTTCTGGATGTCATTCAAGGCGTCGCGCACACTATCGTTGAACCAGTCTGGCTCAACCTTGGCCTTGCCGTCCACGATCTGCCCCTGCAGGGCCGTAGCCACGCGTGAGCACTTGTCCTCAGCTAGGCGCGAGAACACCCCGTACGGCCCTAGCGCCTCAATGTTGCCCGGGCCGTATCCAGCCTGGCGCTCGACCATGATCTCGTGTGATTCAATAGCCAGCTCCCTAAAGTACTGGACAAAAGCGTCTGGCACTTCCCTCTTACCGCTCATCTTCCATCTCCTCTACAATCTTCTCTGCCATCTCTGGCGTGATGAACTGGGTGACTGAGATGGTCCGAAGACCACAGTCCTTGCAGTCCATCACGCGCAGGGACTTCTTGTTTACGACGACGGCCTTAGCCCTGTGCGGAACAAGCTTAGGCTTGCCGCAGGCAGGGCATGTTAGACCGTGCTTCATCGCTTCTTGTCAACCAAGGCAAACGCCAACAGTGACGTGCCTAGTGCCAAGGCCAGATTCTGCGATGCACCAGCAACGACTCCAAAGACTCCCGCAGCCGGAACGAAAGTGTCCCGGAAGCGAGGGTGAGATACTGCCGCTGTTGCTCCGCGCTTAACGTTCGTAAAAAACCCTTCAAGCTGCTTCTCTTCATCGGGCGTCGTCGCCATCCTCTACCTCCACAATCTTCAATGCCACGCCTGCAGCCAGCTGCAGAACTACGTCAAATGGAACCTTTACCTCGTCCCGCTTCTCAGCAGGTACTCCCTCAAAGTACTTGTCCAGGAACGTAGCTACAACGATGTTGAAAGCTACCCCCCACTTCGCGGCTACTACTGCGACGTTACCCTTGCCCGGCTTCGCCTTCTGTGGTACTGCCATAAAGCTTCTCCTTAATCTCCAACCAGTCCCGCTCATCCATGATGACCATCACTCGTCGCTGAACGCCAGCTCCAGGTGCATCGCCGATCACGAGGTAGGGGACCTCCCCAGCCTTTACCTCAATCTTCTGCAACCAACCCCAGTACTTGTTTGAGAACATCGTACCGACCTTGGTCTGGATCTTGAATAGTCCGTCTACGGTCACGTCGTCTGGGCCACCGAGCATTCCGGTGCGACGACCGCCGTGCTTCTTGGCTGTCTCCCGCTCGAAGG